CGCCCTTTCGGCGCTTATCCGCAGAAACAAACTGTACCCCACTAAGTTGGCACCTCAAGAGTACTCTCTTGGGAGAGAGCAACATAGAAATATCTACTGATAAATCCATGAACTTACGAAATAATAAATATAATCACGGTTGGCTAACGCGCGTGAACGCGCTGCTACCTATGGTTAATGTATTACATCATAAGCCTCGTGAGCAGAACCTGGATAAATTCCTAAAACTGATTCACACCTCTGTGTCAAATAGAGGCGAGGCAGACACAATCAAAAGACTAAAAGCCTTTAGATTGGTCTTATCTCAGTATGCCTTAGGGCAGACTGTGACTCCTATCCCTTTCTGCAAAGCAGATAAGGACGGGTTTCCGAAAGCTATACGCTTTCTCAAACCAGATAGGAACGATGTCTATAGTGTGCGGTACTCGTTCTCAGTGATGAGAATCATTGAGTCGTTCAGGTGTAAACCTGAATACTCAGTTAGTACAATAATTGAGGAATCGACTGCAAATGAACATTTGCTAGACGAGATCTGCAACTACATCCGCAACTGGTCCTTTCTTAAGTATATACCTAAGTTAGGACAAACACAACTTGTACTAAGTAACAGAGCAGGTCCAAACGGTCCTGCGTCTGTCACAGCGATCCGCGACTTAACTTCTCTGAGAGAAGAGAAGAACGCGAAGCTGTACTCTGGTATAATGGAATTACTGAGCTTAACAGGCTCACACCTTATACCTGAGTCGTACAAGTCACACGAGGGAGTGTTCCAACACTCCAAACTCGTTCTGCTAAGCGATAAAGCTTGTAAAACAAGAGTTATAGCTATTGCAGATTGGTGGAGTAACACTGCCTTGAGTTCGATTCACAAATCGACCATGGCTGCGTTACGAAAACTACCAAGTGATGTGACCTACAGACAAAGTGACATACCTAAACTTGTCAAAGGTCTAGGTAACCATTTATACAGCTCTGATATGACGGCTTTCACAGACAGGTTTCCAAGGAAATTGGAGACCACACTGCTAGAGGCCGCATACGGCAAACGTATAAGTGAGTTATGGGAACTAATTGTCTCAGAACGTACGTTCAACCACCCTATGGGTGGGGTGAAGTACGCCTGTGGCAACCCCATGGGCTTGTTAAGCTCATGGCCTGTATCTACCCTTACACACCATGCTGTAAAGCAGTGGTGTGCCC